TCCACGACGTAAACTATCCTCTTCCTCCAAGCCTTTGCAATGGGCAAAACTTCTGACTTGAAGCTAGCTGCAGCAGGTAGGACAATCAAGTTTCCAGACCCAGCTGCCTCCCACTGGTTCTTAGTATAGCTCTCAAGCCACTGGCCAGCCAATGTTGGGGCAAAGGTTCTGGTGTTTGTACTGTCGTTCAAGTCAAACACACGGCCCTTAGTAGGGTTCCCTGGCCAAAGTTTTTGAAAGGAAGCCCCGGTTGATGTGTCCATTTCAAGTTTGTTGGAATCGGTAGTGCCATTGATAGCCTCTTCCAAGGAACAAGGATTCAAGGAGGTGATGCCATACTTCATTTTGTACCATTCTGCAAGGGTCACGGCACATCTCTGGAGCAAAGTGTTGGTCGCATCTGGAACTTGATGGTCATTTTCAAGTGTCAGCATCTTTATGTTTGCAGCTGACTGGAGACCGTGAGAGTCAGGCGGAATTTTGTCTGCATGTTCAGTCTCAACCTCATACAAAGAGAGAGTTGGCTTCTTCAAATTGCCAAACACTTGCTCAAGAGGTGGACAATTGATTGCCCTCCTGTCATTCTTTGTGTCAGGAGTTAGGGGGTTTTTCACATGGCCCATGTTCCATGCATGGCCATTCAAATACATGTCATAGCACTTTTTTACTTGGATGTGTTTTGCAAAGTCTTCATGGATAGTGACCGTAACACCTGCTTCTGACAGGGCGGATGGAGTTGCATCTGTTCCAGACACCACTACGAGGTCATCGCTGGAATTGGAAGTGGCTTTGGTCTCAAACTGCTCCCTTGAAAGGACAGCAAAAATGAATTCTGTTTGTGAGACTCTGACTGCTGCTTGGACTCCGATGAACTTAGGACCCTGCTTTGTCATGGCAATGATAGGGGCACCTGAGTCACCAGCATACAATGGTTGGAATGCAGTGCCCCAAGAAACTCTTCCAGCATCCTGCTTCCACTGCATTAAGTCTTTGATATGGAAAGCTGGGTATGGGACACATTGGATTGTGTAGGGCCCAGAGAAAGTGGATTCCTGCTTTCCCCTAGGAGCAATGACAGTGCATGCGCCTGTAGAAGGGATGTCTTGTCTGGCCATGAGCATATGGGAAAGGTCCTTAATTCCAGTTGCAGCCAAGGCACCCTGTTGTGAGTGCTCATGAGAGTAGCAATTTCACGTGCTCTATCTATGTCAACCACGTACAGGCTCTTCACGCCAGCAATGGTTTCAATCAGGATCTCATCCCCCACTTTGTCCACACAGTGGGCTGAAGTAACCCCAAGCCTGGGTGTGAGCATGGTGACAGTGCAGTGTTTTAAGTTGCAACAACTTCCCTTGAATATGTTGCCTCTGATGTTTGAAGGTTCAAACCCGGCAGTGGGTTCCAAGTCATCTAATGTAAGGTTCCAAATGCCGCCTGCTTTAGGCATTGTAGCCTTGGCAGACCAGTTCCCTGGATTTATACTGATGGACCAATGGTCTCCGGCATCCTGGATGTTTCCAGCCTGGAACTGGCGGTTGATGTCGTGGTACATCCTTTCAACTATGTGGTTGTCGTCAAAATCAGCATCTGAGGAGGACGTCACGTATGTCTTCCCTTGGAAAGTGAACTTCCCTAGGTCTCTGATTCTAGTAGAGGCTCTGCCAAGTTTCATTTTCTTGCCCTTTGCTGTGACATAAACCTCATCTTCTTGAATGAGTTCTGTTGTGCGAGCACCAACGGGGCAAATCTGGTGTGCAGCACAGAATGAACACGGCTCTCCGTCTACACGCTGGTGTGTGGGAGTTTTCTTTGCCACAGCATATAGTACAACTGGTAAGATAATGGCGGTAGCACCAACAAAGAGTCCTATCTGCCAATGATCCTTGGCCATCTCAAACCACTTCATCAGCCTGTCATGAGCCAATCTTTTCTGGAATGCCCAAGACTCCTGTATGGTGAGGGCATATCTTGAAGAAACTGAAACCTGCCTATAGGTCTCAGCATCAGTAGACTTAAGTTTTTTGAGTGCCATAAAGAATGTGGCTGC